ATGTAGATGCCAGCGGCCCTGCTCCAGACGAATTTATCTGGATTGACTTTGCTCCTAACCGGAAGAAATTTTATCTAATAGATGTCAACACTGATCAAAAAATATATTCTCCAGGTTACTGCAATTGGTTCAATACCAACAATCATCACGGGTCTGACCCTGCACCCCAAGCCTGTTACTCACTAAGAGTAGATGGCTTGTTCAGCGACGGATTCAAACAACGTGCATTCAAATAATGGTGGAGGATAGGAGAATCGAACTCCTGTAAACAGCTTGCAAAGCTGCCGTAATACCATTATACTAATCCCCCGAAAAACTTGGCGTACCCACTAGGACTCGAACCTAGACCGACGGTTTTGGAGACCGCGATGCTGCCATTACACTATGGATACACATGGTGGTTGTGGTTGGTATCGATCCAACCTCCTCGCCTTATGAGGGCGGTACGCATCCGTCTACGTCACACAACCGGATAAATTTTTAAAGAACAATGCTATTGTAGCACAGTCTTTAATATTTGTCAATGAAAAATTTGGGGTGCTAGATGGGGAACGATCCCATACTACCGATTTCACAGAACGGGGTGCAGACCACTACACTACTAACACCATAGAACTATTATAACACTTTTTTGGATTTCTCTGCAACCAAATCAAACAATTTTTTCTTGTATCGTTTGATAAAATTTGGTCTAACATGTTCTACAAAAATATTGTTATGAACATCCATCTTGGAAAATTTTCGATAGTTTTTAATGATATCTTTCCATTGAAATTTTCCAAACGTGCTAATTTCTGTCATGAAACCGGTGTACAATCCCGAATGGTCTTGGGCTGCAAAATTAAGTTCTTTTGCCAATTCTGTAGCCTTATCGCGGGTCATGATGTCGGATTTCCAGTTAACAATCTGAGACGAATCCTCTGGAGTCTGATCCACGTAACCGTATTTTTCAAAGTTACGACTGAATTCACTAGAATAAGTCTCCATTCCTCTACGCTCAAAGAACAGTGGTGCCCACACCCAATGATGTAACTTTATTTCTCTAGAGATCAATCTATCTAAAGTGTTTCTAAGATCATCTTCAGTTTCGCCAGGCAGTCCTGCTATAAAGCCACTGCCTGTGTATATGTCCGGATATCTTTCTGCAATTTCATCCAGTTTGGCGACAAGTTTGTTTCGATCAAACCCTTTGCCAATGCTCTTGGCGGCAACAGGATGCATGGTCTCTATACCAAACTGCATGGATCTAACTCCGATGCGATACAATATATCCAAAGTTTCGGGCCTGGTGCAAAGCAGATCTAGTCTGATGTACGCCCAAAATTCAGGTTGGAAATCCAACTTCGATACCGCAGACTCGATGCGTTTTAACTTTTCAACATTGTCATTGAACGTGTCGTCAATTATGAGATAATTCTTCACACCAAACTGGTCATAGTTGCTTTGCAATTCTTTATACAAGCAATCGTAGGATTTTACATAGTCTAGATTCTTCTTTCCGATCAACGGATAAGAACAAAATCTGCATTGGAAAATACATCCACGACCGATCTCAAGAGGCAGGCACTTGTGATTGACCACATCGGTATCAAGCCATTCCATATCTTCTTTGGCAAAATCATACGATGGTGCATATCTATCATCCAGTATCACCCGACCGAAAATATTTCGATGATTGTGTTCAAGCTCAACACCTTTGCACAGGTGATCCATGAGATTTACAACACTGACTTCGCTGTAGCCAACACACACATAGTCTATGTTTCGGTTTGAGTAATTCACTGTGGCCTTTGTGCCGCCTACCACGGTCTTCACAAGATTGTTTTTATCTTGGATATGCTGTAGGATTTTTTTCTCAAATTCCGCACCTTGCGGCAACAACATTTGATTGCGACCAGAGAACCCATCTGCTACCGATCCGTCGGAACAGGTGTCAGGTTTATTAGCCATGAAAGTGGTGCTGAATCCTATCAGGCGAGTGTTGGTTCCTATGGATTGATCCAATAGGTCAACAAGTTCGTTGAACTCAAACTCTCCAACGTGATTCACTACCAAGCAGGTGTATCCATTTTTTCTCAATGAATGAGCACACTTGTATGCGCCGATTGCCGGAATATTGCCAATTGGCCCCCAACAATCTGTAAAAATAATAGCGTCATACATCATACTATATAGCCAATGCTAATCATATGATATCATATAGGTGCTCTCTGCGGCGCTTGAATCCACGGTAGCCCTGCTCTTCCTGGCACTTGTTCACACGCCGCGGGCTAGTGAAGTTCGGTGTTGTTCCAGTGTAGCTACTACAGAAAGCATTTATATAATACCATAGAAAAACACACTTGGCTCCCCTTACAACCTTGTTCCTGTCAATTCAGGAGAAAGCTGGATCGCACACTGGCTCCAGTTCGGCTCCCCTTGGTTGTTTGTATCTGTCAATTCAGATTGAAAGTATGTTTATCTATGGTAGGACCACTCGGACTCGAACCGAGGATTTACAGGTTAAAAGCCTGATGTTATAACCGCTTAACTATGATCCCATTGTGGTCCCTCCACCGAGATTTGAACTCGGACGTCACGGATTAAGAGTCCGGCATGCTGCCTTAACATCTTAGAGGGTTGGTATGTAAAATTGTCTTTCACGTGCCAACCCGGACCTACATGGGATCACAGATTGACACTAGCGTTTAGCACGTTTCATGTCTGGGGTCTTTCTAAAAAATGTAATATACAACAATCAAGGTTTGTTGTCAACCTACTGAGCTAAGGAGTTTGCGTCCAGCTGTTATCGTCTATGTTGATTCGAAGCACACCAAAAGACATATTTACAACTACTGTAGTAGATATATCTGAAATATCAAAATCTGCAATTGAACAATAAATTTCTATGTTATGGCTTGCAGCAAGAGGCAAGATGTAATCTATGTATTCCTGTGCAGCGGCATGATCTACCCAATATCGCAGTCGCAGATTTTCTAAAGTATTAGGGCTTTGACTATAATTAGGAAACGATTCGCATTTGCCCTCATTGAACATTGCAAGTGCTTTTTCATTTCTTTGAGTTTTGAATGGCTCAATGGCTGTATCTTCAGGGTTCTCATATATAATTATGCTAGCACATGTATTTTTAGACATTTTATAACTCCTAGTTGTTTTATTTATATGGATTTATCTCAGATTTGGTAGCCCCGGGAGGTAACGATCCTCCGACTGCCGGTTATCAGCCGACTGTTATACCTTTTAACTAAAGGGCCATGTATGGTACCACCTGAGAGATTCGAACTCCCAACCCCCGGATTCGTAATCCAGTGCTCTATCCAATTGAGCTAAGGCGGTAAAGAAATCAGTCCAGTGACATGACCCCATCGGCTCGGGGCTGTATAGACTTAAAAAACTGTCCAGAGGCTCCCAGAAGGGCAAACACTCATTCAGTTTGAGTGACGCATGGACTTGACTTGGAGTAGCGGGTGAGATTTGAACTCACGGTGTTAGAGTTTTGCAGACTCTTGCGTTGGGCCTCTCCGCCACCGCTACATATTTTGGTGCAACCTCCAGGGATCGAACCTGGTTCACCGGCTCTTCAGACCGGCGCTATGACCACATCAGCTAAAGTTGCAATTGGCAGGGGAGATGAGATTCGAACTCATGATACTGATTTCAAAGACCAGTGCCTTAGGCCTCTAGGCGACACCCCAACAAAATGGTGGAAGCGGTTGGATTTGAACCAACGTGCTTTTTAGGGATCAGATTTACAGTCTGACGGTTTCAGCCACTCACCCACACTTCCATGATTGTTAACGCACTCTTTGGAATGCGTGTATTAAAGCATACTCGGCTCCCCTTACAACCTTGTTCCTGTCAATTCAGGAGAAAGATGGATCGCACACTGGCTCCACTTCGGCTCTCCTTGGTTGTTTGTATCTGTCAATTCAGATTGAAAGTATGCTTTAATACGCTGTGATTTTTCGCTCCACAAAAGGAGCTCTATCCCACAGGCCGCCCGTTTGTCTGTTTTTTAGTGTGCTCAGACGGGACCTCGTTTCCCTACTGCACAAAATGAAAAACCCTGGAGTTTTTAGTTCCAGGGTCCTTTGGGGTTTGTCTTGATACTTGTTATAGTATACGACTCCTCAAGGACCCGGATGCTCCTGGAAATGTATTCACGCGAACATAGCCGTGCGCCCAGGTACTTGCCTGGAGCATGGGTTTAATCAGTGAACATATTTGCGTTTTCATAGTATCAATTATACGTTATATATCTTAAGAAGTCAACCTCTTAAAATATTTTTGTGTGGTATTTATGCCACACGGTCTAAAATGGATGCGGAGGATGGATTTGAACCACCGTTCTCTAGCTTATGAGACTAGCGGGGACGACCGAACTCCCCCACTCCGCTGTGTTTATTTATCTAGTATAACACTAGATCAATTGATGGTCAATCTATTTTGGTAAAATTGGCGGAAGACGGAGGAGTCGAACCCCATCCCTGTTAAGAGAACCTGGTTTTCAAGGCCAGTCGCAGGACCATCCCCGCTGCATCATCTTCCTTGTGTGGTACGACTGACCGGGATCGAACCGGTACGCCCTTACGGACATCAGATTTTAAGTCTGAGGCGTCTACCTGATTCCGCCACAGTCGCGTGTTTGTTGTCCTATTACTGTTGGCATGATCTACTTACAAGTAGCTCAAATAGTGGCCAACATATTTTTGTGCTGTTTCTATATCGTAATGATGGCCATCACGAGAATAGTCTAACTGTTCTATATCTGTTATGAATTTACTTTGTCGTTGATTCATGGCTTGATAGATTTTTGTGTCTAGATCGGTTTCATAATGAAAATCAAAATATCTAGGAATCCAACTGTGTATAATTTTCGTTGTGGTTGGCAACTGATCAACATTCTTTAAGAAATTTTCATAGTCGCTAAAATCATCAGAATTGTAGTGCAAAGTTCTTGCTTCGTCGCCCAAGGTAGAATCATCAATTTCTCGACGATGTAGATACGACCACTGAATAAAGATAATCTGAGGAGTCACTGCGGTCATTAGATCAACAACCTTTCTAGAGATCCAATCGTTGCTGGCACCGTTCATACTGACATTAACTGTCCTGATACCTGTTTGCTTTTCAAGTAACTGTGGCCATATTTCGTCAAACGGTTGACCCATGCCCACAGTAAAACTATCACCAAAGCACCATATGGCATTGTCGAGATCTGCCGGCCATTCGTTATCTCTAAAACCTCGACTGTTGAATTTGTACGTTATATTTTTTTTATAATTCAACCAGTGTTTTTTATTTTTTGCTTCTTCAACACAATCTAGTCCAAGTATTGGGTATGTTTGGTTGATTTTAGATTCTACACAAAAGTCAGGCAATATCATTCCAATGTTTATCTCTGTTATTAAAAAGTCATTTGATACATTTTTGAGTCGAAATGTTTAAAATTAAACACATTTCTTGGATCTTGATCTTGCATCAACAGCTTTCCAGCCGGGTCAGTCAACACTGACATATATCCCTTGGTAAAGTTGTTAAAAATGTCGCGATGGGTTTTATAAAGGTCTTGAAACCATCTAGCGGGCCTACCTCTAACTTCTGATCCATCCCACTTTCCTGACGCCGGCAACACCATCTCAGTATGATAGTTTCCTACATGCTGAAGATCACTGCGATTCAAGTCATCAAATCGTCCACAAGCATCGATGCTATAACCCAGCCAATCAAACCAACCTTTGTGTATCTCGTTCCAAGGTAAAAGATCTTTAGGCAATGCGCCTGGTGGGTTTTTTGATTTGATGTAATTCAACAGCATATAGCTTTGTTTGATATGCAGTTCAGGAAGGTCCGGGCTGATATAAAAACAATCTATCCCTGGCAAAGCCATCAGTTTGTTGTAGTTGTCATCATCTTGGTAAGAATACACAGCATCTTGTGTTATTTTTATTCTTGGTTTTTCGTATCCTACCACTGATATAAAATCATCTCTACCTAGTATAGAACTGATATAGTCCGTTGAGTATCTATCAGGAGCAATTATTCCAAAATGCTGTTTCACATTCATGTTCCATAACCAGTCTTGAGATTTATATGCTCCCAACAATGACGCTTTAAAGTCATCGTCTATGATTATTCGAATAGAAGGATCGTACAATCCAGCTGAATACAATTCATGCACTCGATCATATGTTCCTTCTGGATGATCGGGACGTTTGCGTTGATAGATAGCAGTCAGTGGAATGCGATTGCGCTCAAAAACTTTGTAGATGGTATAACTATCGGTGCCACCAGAAAAGTATAAAACTATGGGTTTGTTTTTTGCGGCAATCTGTCTGGCCCGCATGTCTAACAGTTGATCCCAAGAAAGATCAGGGTCTTTGCTCCAATCCGCAGAATCAAATTCTGACTCATGCATGTTGAAATGGATGTCTTGGATGCCTAAATTCTTAGAGGCAGCATAATGTGCAGCAAAAAACTTATTAGTGAATACTGTGGCATCGGGGCCAACCTCATAACACAGCATATTATTTCAAATATCTATTGGCCATTAGATCCAAAGTCTTGTATTCTTTGTCCAGATAGGCATTGAGAGCCGGCAATGCGGTCTCTCCAGGTTGATAGTTTAGTTGTCTAAGTTCGGCCACTATCTTGGGGTCTGTCCAAACTTCGGCAAATGCTTTGTTTAATTCCTTCACAGTGGCATCTGGTGTTCCTGTCGGGGCGTATAACCCCCACCAATATTGGAATACCAAATTGGGAAAGGTTTCACTTACAGTTTCCACATTTGGAAATTTTGGACTTCTTTTGTCTGATGTTATTGCTAACACCTTGACTCTTTCGGTCAAATATCTATCTTCTAATGTGACCACAGCAGATTGTAAACTTCCGCCTGCCACATCCATCGCCGCCTGATTCTCGCCTGCATAAGAGATAAACTCAGGGCTGACTCCGGCTAAGGAATATAGAGAAGAAGCAATCAAACTAGAATGCATACTGAAGTCAGCTATCTGTCTTTGCAGCGGATCTCTTTTGATCACTTCTAAGAATTCTTTGAAATTGTTGGCTGGGAAATCTTTTCTTACTATAAGAACTGGTTCCGCTCTGGACATCGATATCACTGGAACAAACGAGTTCCTAGTAAATTTTACCAAATCGGGGTGTTGTTTTGGCAGCAATGCTAGGTCTGCAACCCCTCCAAATAATAAGGTCCGCCCATCGGGTACGGCGCTGGCCACCAAATTAGTACCCACTATTCTATTGGCTCCGGGCCTGTTGACCACCTGTAGCGTGATACCTTTATCTTTCATCAACTGGCTGAGCCGAAGACCTAGCACAGTCCTGCCAGCACCTGGTGGTGCTGGAACTATCAGGGTAATAGGATCTTTACGAAGATTAAATTCTTCACCAGCTGATACTGTGATAGCTGTGATTGCAAGGATAATGATTGTGAGAAGTTTTTTCATGAAAATATTTATAATACTCCATCACTGCCAGAAATTTTATTCTGGTGCCCCAGGCGGGACTCGAACCCGCAAAAACCTGGCTTCTAAGACCAGTAGCTGTTCCAATTTGCATAAGTCACCGGGGCATATATGAACACACTCATTTCCTGACTTTACGGCGGTAGTGCCCTACTCCTTTGGGATAGCCCCTGCGTCCAGTTGCCAGGTATCCTGTTTGCCGTGAATGTGTTCATATATGCTGCTGCGGAAAAATGAATTTGAGAGTAGTTCCGCCCATGTTATCGGAACCATTCACCTTAGTATATAAAGCCGGCAAGGTCTCGGTACGCCACTTGAGATACTTGACAAAGGTGCTCCGATGCGTTTACGGGACTCGAACCCGTCCTTCTTTTTCATTAGTTGGCTCTTCGAAGAAGCCTTCTAGCGAGTCTTTCTCTTGCTAACACTCTCAAAACTTGCCTGGGGACGCCGGCTCAGCTTGGTCGTTTAAGACACGCAGGACATCTGCGTGGCTCCCTATAAAATTGGTCTGTGCGGTAGGATTTGAACCTACGATTTCTCACTTCCAAGGCGAGTAGATTAGACCGGACTTTCTCACACACAGATAAAACTTGGCCCCGGTGGAAGGAATCGAACCTTCGTTGGTTGTATACGGACCGTGTTACCATTACACTACAACCGGGATAAACTTGGTGCACCTAACAGGAATTAAACCTGTCTGCCATTGGGCGATCAACTCCAACCGCAATATCAATCCAGCGCAAAAAATGTAATGGTTACGAGTTCCATTGCTACTCAATCATGTAGCCGATTTTGTTTGGCGGTGCCAAGGGGTAACGATCCCCTTCTTCAAGCGTGACAGGCTTGTGTGCGTCCATGAACACTTTGGCACCTAAATTTGGCGAAAATGTTATGAGGGCTCTTACCCCATCGTTGTTTGTATAGGTTGCGCGGCCTACACGTCCCGGACACATTTCCTGACCCGGCGATGCTTACTTTGTGGCTGTTCCTTTCCACTTGATTCCTGGAGTCGCATACGGGTTACGATCCCGTCTGGTCACCTTGAAAGGATGATGACCTCACCAGAAGTCTAATGCGACATAATTTACCATATAGGAACACACTTCGGATACTGTACCAAACAGAAACTATCCATCACGGGCACTCCCGCTGAAATGTGTTTTTATATAGCGACTCGCCGTAAGGACTTTTACCCAACTGTTTTATTCACCCGACAAGTCCTAGATGACAGTGTTTTCTTTTTGCAAAATACGAAATAGTGAACAGGATTTGCACCTGTGCCCACAGCCAGCGACTGCACTCTCCTACTAAGCTATCACCATATAGGAACACACTACCAGTCCCGGGGATTCGAACCCCTTTCTCTTGTAGTTTACCACGACTTTTGCAGTCAGGCAAGCAGTGTGTTCTTATATGGCAAACTCATTGCGGGCAGGAATCGAACCTGCGTTTGCCTCTTGGATGAGGCTTTCTTACCACTAGAAGACCGCGAGTTCCTGAGGGCAATTACTCCACAGCATGGATGCTACCTGCAGATAACATTACCATAGTGAAGCACACTCAACATTACACCCTTTATTCGCTACTGCTACTAGGGGCGTGTTCTAATGTGCTTCACTATGGTACTCGGTACGAGAATCGAACTCGTCTTTCCGCCTTGAAAGGGCAGCGTCCTAACCGATAGACGAACCGAGCACATTGACCATCAATTGTTAAAGAACTATCAAATTGCTACGATGAACAATTCCTAACTAGCCGCTAGTATAGCATCTTGTGCTTTACCTGTCAACTAGCTTAGTAGAAACCCTGTATGCTGTAGGGTCTTTACTAAACTTGCTGTATCCCTTGCTTGTGTGTATTGTAGCAGAGTTGGGATTTCCGAGCAACCACCAAAAAAAAACCCGCCTACTTGGCGGGTCTTTGCGATATTTGTGGTAGTATCAAATATCACTAGGCCCGCTGAGGTCATAATCCAGCGCCTCGCTCGGAATATTGAGTGAGGATATCTCTAAGGACAGTTGGGCTTGATGTGTTATCATAAGTGTATTATATATGCCTATTGACAAAAAAAGCAATAGTTTTCGGCAAATTTTGTTAGATAATTATTTCTTCGTAATCTTCCCGACCACATCCACATTCAGGGCAGGTAAAGGTGTCGGGCAACGAGTCCCAAGCGCCTTCGGTAGCTTCATCGTGGATGTGCCCACATACTAAACAAACATGTTCCATTATAGTGTCTCCAATTTTGATTGATATGCTGCTGCATGACGCTGTTCAATGCGGGCCAGTGCAGCAAACTTCTTTTCAGCCCGGGCCAACACAGCCGCAAATTGAGCTGCATGTTCTTGGCTTTCGGCGATCTGATGATCAGCTTCGACCACTGCACGAGCATTGCCTTCGTGCTCAGCTGCTCTACGGAATTCAGGATACATGGTCTCGAATTCATAGGTCTCGCCAGCAATGGCTTTCTCCAAACATTCACGTGTGGAAGGCTTGCCGACCAGCAGTTCCAGGTGACTCCAGGCATGCAGGAGTTCTTGATCTGCGGTGTGCTCAAAGTGCTGAGCGATATCTTCATATCCTTCCTCACGAGCGATCTTTGCGAAGTAGCGATACTTGATGTGTGCCTGGCTTTCTCCAGCCAGTGCGCTTTCTAAGTTTTTGATTGTGATTGACATAAGGTCCTTTCTGTAAAATATCATTGTACAGATATTTACTATAGTTGTCTACTATAAATTAAGATTTTTCAATTGAAATTTTCTATTACAGCATTAGGACATTTCAACTAACTTCTTGACATCTTTGTGCTTGACTATGATGATACTGTGAGTCCGGTCTCTGAACCGGATGGGCAGGTCGAGGTGTATGGATATTTGCGGACCGTCAGCTTCGTTGATCACTGTGTCATTGCCCACGGTGCCAACAAAAGGTATATTGTTCCAATGGCCGAACACACGGTCGCCGATCCAGTATCGTGGCCGGTAGCCTTTTTCGTTAAAGTAATCAGATTGTGTTCCCATAGGTGTATTATACTATATATCAAAAAAAAGTCAAGAGAAAGCCCACCGAAGTGGGCTTGATTTCTTTTGTATTACTTGCTGATGTTCATCAAGGTCTTTGAATCACCACCCAGCACAGTGGTGGGCAGTTTACCATCCCACTTTTCGATCCATTGCAGTTGCACATAGTTTGCACCACCGTTGCTTTGGATAGCAGCCGCTTGGATCGCAATGGCCTTGGCTTCACCATCTGCCTGTGCGATACGACTGTTTGCTTCAACTTTGATACGCTCTAGGTCTTGCTGTGCCTTGGCAGTTTGTTGCACAGAGATCACCTTGGCTTCGATGGCCTTTTGATATTCAGGACTGAATCCAAAGTTCACCAGGCTGATGTTGCTCACTGTGATGTTGAACGGCGCCATCTTTTCTACCAGATGCTGTAGAATTTCTGCGCTGACCAAATCACGCTTGGTAACAAGTTCTTCACTGGTATAATGACCTGTCACACTCTTGAACGCTTCGTTGATGCCAGGACCAAGAACCTTCTCGTCCACATTGAGTCCAAACTCTTTGAAGATATGCGGAACCTTGAGTGGATCTAGACGATAGTTCACAACAATATCAGTATGCACCACCTGCAGATCTTTTGTGCCTGCGTTGGCGCCATCCAGCTTGGCCTTCTGCAATCGAACATCCACATCAGCAATTGAGCTGATGGGGTTCACCATATGTACACCTTCTGTCAGCGGCTGCGGATTGACCTCACCAAATGTGACCTGCACGCCGGTATGACCTGCTGAGATCACTGTGAAACTGCTGCCAACAACAAACAACAGCACAGTGGCCAGGCCTGCGGCGATACCTGCACCAATCTGCTTGAAGTCGGAAACAAATACAATAGCACCTGCAATGATCAAGCCAATAACAAAACCTACGATAATGAGAAACATAAGACTCCTTGGTTAAAAATGTTAGTATACAAGAAAAGCCTGGGTGTGTCAAGCAAAAAGAAACCCGCCGAAGCGGGTTCTGGTAATTTCTGTTACGAGGTAGATAATGCCCGAAAAGGTGCCACCAAACTATCTACTAAAGTTAAAGGTCGAACTCGCTTATATAGAGAGGACGGATCTTGGACTTGGCAATATCCATAAAAATAGGGACCGAAGTCCCTATTGCTATTTTTGGTTACAAGGCATAACTGCCTCGCTCTTAGGCGTTTGCGGCTAAGAGGTATGTATCATCGTTTGCAGATACTTTTTTTGCTTCTACGGCCGAGTCTCCCCTGCCCTAACGGTTTTCACATTACCGTGCTGTCCACTCTGTTACTCTTTGCTCTGTCGAAACTAGTCTCCCCCATCAAAAAGAACCTACTGAATTACGATGCAGTGGTGATTAATTATTTCACCCTCTAAGTTCTTTTTGGTGGAGGAGGGGGGATTCGCACCCCCGTCCAGAACACTTTTCTCTCGGCTTCATACAGCAATAACTTTCAACACCATACGGTCTATCCATGCCACTTCCGAGAGAGGTTGCATGTGGTGTACCAGCCCTGAGATTTGATGCTATCTCGTCTTCTACGGTGTTAACTCTTACTTATCGCCAGGTCTTCCGAGCGATCCAATGTTGTATCCGTTGTACCTGCCATGCCAGTCCCCCGGGCAGTGTGAACCATATCTTTGTACCACTTGGAGTATACATGGTTTTACCATCGCTGTCAACACCCATCAATCCTACGAACATATCATCTCTTCTGATAATTTACCACAATGTGGGCAATACAACTTACGAGGTTTCCACGCTTCCGTTGTGGCGATACTGAACCATCCCTTGCACTCTGAACAAGTGAAATGATAAATTGTTTCTTTTTCTACGTTCATTATCTACTTATTTTCTATACAAGTAGCTTTGGGGAAAATTTGTTGCCAATCAGTTTTTCTTCTTGAATCCCATAAATTTATATATTCAAGAAATTCTGCATTTACTTCAGCCTCTGGGTATATCATTGTTGCCAGATTGTGATCTTCGCCGTACTTGGCAACCACTAAGTCTCTTAGCTGTTTGCCGCCGTGTGCCGGACTCATCACACCATACGCTGCATGACAATGTATCTTGGGTACACTGGCAAAGGTGCTGTTTACCCACTCCAAAAACTCATCGTAATACAAAATATTCAACGGAGTGATACTGTGATTGATATTAAATTCTGTGTTTAAAGGAAATTCTGCCAGCATACGATGTATGTTTTTTTCAACCACATCCCATTTCAACGGATAACGCAAATAGTCAAATCTATCACCAATACCGTCGATGCTGAGTGTTATTCTAACTTTTTCAAATCTCTTCCATCGATCAATTCTATCACTCTTGGGAAAGATACTACCATTGGTACTGTATTTCAGTGTGCATTGTTCAGGGTTAGCAATTCGATCTATACCTATAGCATCAGCATCGCTAAGGAAAGGTTCCCCACCTAAGAATTGTAATAGTCTGAGCTCAGAGGTATCTATGGCATCAAATATGCTGTTTATCAACGCAGGTAGATCCTCTTTGTTTGGGCTCAGAGGGAATCCTTGATATTTGGCTTCTTCACTTTGCCAATAACTGCTATTCCAAGGGCCGCAAATCAAGCAACCGCCATTGCAGGTCATATCAGCTTGTATATCTAACCATGCTACTTTGTTCTGTGAGAGTATTGGAATTTGACGATTGCCTGCGTGTCTATATGAATTATCTTTTTTATGCGGCTCTTCCTGGCCGCAGCGACCACATTCAGGATGAATCCAGGGTGTATCAATGTTCCAGGCTGTTCGTTGTTGATCCAGTGTGTTTTTGTTAAATGGCACTCGTTGACCGGTCCATTGACAACAAGGATGATGAGTTATTACCCCTCGCTCGATATAAAAGCGATAACCGTTGCTGAGATGTTTACAGAATGTGTTTGATGACATATTATTCAATGCAGTTGCTGATCTCTGGAAACACCTGTCTCCAATCCAATCTACGGCGACTGTCCAGTTCAGACAGATAAGTCAGTAGTTGGGTTTGATCGTTAGAGTTGTTGGTTATTGTGTGTATAACTTTGCTATCGGCTCCATATTTGTCCAGCAACCGGTTGAACAACTTATCGGGGACTTGTGTTGGAGACAAGATTCCACCACATGGATTGAATAAAAAATTAACCGGCCTCTCGGGCAGCATCACGCAGTCATACCAGTCTTTGAACTCGTCGTAGTAATAGAGATTCAAAATATTGATGGTATGGTTCAATTTAAATTGAACATTGTCAGGAAGTTCGTTTAACATACGGATCACATTTTTTTCAACTTGACTCCATTTAAGCGGATATCTAATGTAATCAAACCTGTTGCCAATACCGTCCAGACTGAAAATTATCACCACTGATTTAAATTTACTCCATAGATCTATGTGAAATTGCGATGGATATATGCTTCCGTTGGTAGTGTATTGTATACCGACTAGTTCAGGTCGTGGGATCAATGGCAATATTTTGGTATCAGTGTCTGACAGGAATGGTTCTCCACCTAGGAACAGTATTTTTCTTGTTTTTTGTATATCTATAAAAGATAGGATCCGGTCTATTGGATCTGTTGCTGGCTTGATACTGAATTGCTTTAATTCGCTTTGCCAGTAACTACTGTGCCATGGTCCGCATATGATGCAACCGCCATTGCAAGTATTATCCGTTTGTATTTCTAGATAGGATGCGTCACCGAGTTCGGCATCATCGGGTACCACATCAAAGGAAAGATTCCTAAAAGTTTTTTTTAATTTTGAGTTTTCTTGGAAATTACAATCATTACAAGTATCCGATTCATAAGAATTAATAGCATCGAGTTGTTGACGAAACTCTTGATGTTGGGCGGGAGTGGCGTCTAACTTTTGAGATTTAGGAAAATAACAGCACGGTCTGTAAGATATGCCTGAGTCCCAGTCAATATTAAATTTATAACCGTTGCTGAGTAGTCTACATGTGGAATTTGGCATGATGTTTTACTTATCCTCAGGATAAGGCTCCACGATCCATCCAATGGAAAAAAGGTCCTGGCGGATCTCATCTGTCACAGTGCCCTCACTCACATAGCCTTGATAACTATCAGTCTCACCTGCTCCAAAGATACCCGAGCAATACCAGTCCATGTAATCGCCTTGACCTCTCAATTTGGCAACGATACCACCGGCTTCGTCTTGACCTCGCAGGTCGGCAACAATACCACCGGCTGCTCGCCACGAGCATGACCAGTATTCGTCCTTCAGCCTGGGCCATACTTGGTTGGGTTGGAACACATTGTTGCACATGGCCGCGTAGAGATTCTGTGCATAGGTCTCACTGTCCTGCACTTTTTTCAACATCCAATCACATGCGCGGATGCTCTCTTCTAGGTTGTGATCAAGGCTGGTGCTTTTCATGTTATCTGGTCCGGCGTAACAGAATCGAACTGCTATCTAGGGAGTAGAAATCCCCTGTATTATCCATTATACTAACGCCAGTTGTTTGGTGGGACCTCTCGGAGTCGAACCGAGCACCAACGGATTATGAGTCCGCTGCTCTAACCAACATGAGCTAAGGTCCCTAAATTATATTGTAACAGGAAAACTATTTAGTGCCAACCGGGCATTGTGCCAGATTGCTAGGTGGAGATTTGATTGATTATTTCGATTGCCAATCTTATAGCGTCGTGACTGACATTTAATTTTGCAGCTATTTGATCAATATCAAAGTGCCTGCTGAGCATTTCTCTAACTGCATTGATGAATTCTCGGTGCATACTAATATAACGCCTGGCACCTGCGATCTAGTGACATATCTGGAGAAATACATCACTAGATGCAGCCGCGCACGTCAGTGTTGAGATTGGGCTGGTATTCACGGATCATGTCACGCTCGGCCACGTGGGCTTCTGACTTGCCGCGGATCACTGCCAAGATCTTGGCAGTGAATGACTCAACCCCACGCTCGCGCATGGCTTCGTACAACAACCAAGATTTGTTCTCGCTCCGCGAACGATACACATGCTTGTTGAAACGCACCTTTAGGCTTTTGAGCGGGGTGCTTTCAGTCTTGGCAGTGACTCCGATATAGAAGTCATCACCGGACTCCAGCATGTAGATGATATGCGTACGATCTGAGCGCTTTTTTCTGTTCATGCTGTATTATAGCATTTCGGGCATTATTGGTCAACCCAATTTGCCGTTGTTTTTTTGCAACAAAAGTTGGAATTTTTCAGGTATTTTTCAGGTATTTTAGAAACTTTTTCATGTCCCCATACAGGGCAAACATAGTTGCTTCTTTGCTACCATACAAAACCAAAGTTGGAGTTTTGTATATCTGTAGAAAATACGGGCAAGTGAGTTTTTTGTTCAACAGTAATAACTCTGCTGGCCCGGGCAAAACCTGTCTGGTGTTTCCTTTGACTGGTTCTGGTAATTCAAATGACCAAGATTCGATTTCCAATTCTCTCATGATAACAACACCTTCTGGGCTCAATCTCAATCCTGAATCAGGACGGAAATCCTGCCACCATGACCGCATGGCCGACTCATCAGTCATGTCATGATCGTCGGGAAACAGTTTCAGCAGTTGCTGAGTGTAGTATAGTTTATTGAGCATCGGGGTAAACTTGAGACCCCTGGGTGAGCAAGACCACTGTGAATTTGTCAGTCTTGAATTGAGTGTTGAGCTTGCGAGCCAGATTTTTGGCATGCCCGGGATTACTAAAACTTACCTTCTTGTACTTGGGTCCTGGATATTGTGTGAGCATGTGACTGGTCTTGAGATTGATAGGTTTGCCATCATAAAACACAGCCCACACCCCTTCACTAGCCAAAACCTGTTCTGTTTTGTAAGTGACTTTATTGGTATGCTCGATCAACACCTGAGGACGTGGTCTGCTCATGATATTATTTATCTCATTAACTATGCAGATTTAAATGAGCCACCCACCAATTCAACCGAAACTATTTCTTCTTTGACTACGCCAGCAGGTGTTCGCATGGCTTCCAGTGTGAGCAGCAGTTTGGTTATGTCCGCATGCAGATCCTTGGCGTCTCTCATGGTCATGGTAAAATCACGCTGATTGCGTGATTCATGTGCTTTGATACTATCTACAAAACGATTGATGTGCAGACTCATGCTTTTCTCAAAAATTGTTCTAATTCGGGTGGTGTCCAGTCTTGCGGTTTGAGCACTTTACCATCTTCACGTTTGATTACCTTGCCAGTGTCATGATCAATCTTGGCAAAGTTACTGCGCATTACTTCAATCCAGGCACCTTCACCATCTGCACCCATACTATGGATAGCACCAATGGTAACAACTAGGATGTCGATCAATGCATCCAATGTATCAACATCAGTGTCGGCGTCTTGTAATTCTTTAAACTCTTCTGCGATCAATCCAATGTACATGTCAAATTGATCTTGATCTCCGGTGACACTTTGATCACAGGCCTGCATAAATTTCTCTTGGTCTTTGAATACATTGGTGGTCATGGTTTTCCTTTTGTCACTGCTTCTTCTTTTGTGTAGTACGGACCCTGGTACGAATATCGTTGCAAGGTAATCAGTTTGGGATTTTGTGTGATCTTCCACACACGATGTTTTTTCACATAGTACCATCCGGCAGCAAACCAGGATTTGCTATTTTCTTCTTGTGTGAATAATGGCAGTCGATGTTGTATGTCCCACATGGCATTGAATACTCGTTGCCCTGTGTCATACCCATACACTTGATTTTCTGGATTGGGTGTGGCTTCTGCTGCTGGCACAAACTCAATATCACGATCCAACATTTTAATGGTTTTGTATTTTTTTACTGTGTTGCTGATCTTCACAGTATATCCATCATCCTCTGCTTCAATTTGACCCACCTTGCGATTGTCTTTTTTAAGTATCCAATAGCGATCGGCGATCACTGGCATGGCTAATATCAATTTAGTGCTCCTGTATATGTCTTGTTCAACCAGCGTCCAATGCTTTCTGCTGATTCACTGAGTTTAGTCAGTTCGTACTTGCCACAGAACTTTAAGAAATGTGAGCCCACTTGTCCTACGTCTTTGTGGCTGATCTGTGTGCGGATCGCAGTATCTACCACATGCTTGATCTCAATAGGTTGTGCGGTGAGATCGATTAGAGTGCGATTGCGTTCGTAGTCGTCCATCACGCGATGTTCCGCACCATGGTGGTCGGTCCAACGCTGAAGCATGAGATTGTTCCAGGAATATCCGCGCTTTTCTCGATCGGCAAAGGCCTCACGGAGACCAACTTTATTCT